CTATGGTTTGCTTTAGCTGCTGTTGTGTTTAAAAATAAATAATCCCAGCTTCCATCTACAGCGCTTGTATCAAAAGCCCAACTATTTAAAAGGTTTAAAGATTTCCTAATTACAATTTCAGGAGCAGAGTTTAATCCGTGACCTATATCCATATTGGAATTATCCCCACTCCATTTAACAATACTAAAACCATTAGCTACATTTGCAGATACTTGAGATGTTATATCTCCATCTGTATTAGATACCGCTGCACCTCCTGCTTTCCAACACCAAGCAGCATATGTACCACTGCTTAAATTTGCCCAAGTAGACCCGTATGTGTTTATATCAAATCCATCTACATCCATTGATATATTACCACCCGTAAGTGTAGATTCTGCAGAAGTTGAATTTGTAAATAAAGCTGAATTGTTGCCTCTTAAAGTATCAACCATTCCAGGGTCTCCAGTACCATTTCTTCTTTTTATCCAAACTAAATCAGGTTGAAACCCTACTCCAGTTACCTCCTTCGTCCCTCCATTTCCCGTATATAAAACAGTATTGAAAAACCCCTCATCTTCATCTGCTGACCTAAAAAACTTTTCGTTTAATCCCATTTATATAAAGCTTGGAAGTGAATAATCTGCTACCTGTGCTTTTGTCGTTTTACCGTTTATAGCGGTTTCTTTTGTTGCACAGTTTGTTCTTAAGGCTGCTCTTGCAGTTAAAACATCTGAATCAGTAGTGTTACCTAGTTCTTGGTCTCTAATTATAATCCAATCTGTTTTAGCTAATTCATTTCCATAGATATGTTTTAAGTTTTCTATCTTTTGAGCTTTCATTTCTGCTAAAGATTGACTGAATACTTTGCTTTGAACTGGATAAGTAAAAACGCTATTGCTAGAATCCCATTCTATATCCCCTAACTCTTGACTTGCTGTAATTGTTGGGGTAACTATATTGTAAAAACCATAAGATTCTAATTCGCTACTTGACAGAGAATTAAAACCTCCTATAATTTTTCCAAAACTCTTAGGTACTCTACTGAATATCTTTATTGTACCGTCTTCTAATTGTAATCCCTTCATATTTTTGTTTTTTAGCTTGGCGTTGTATCACTTACATAAGCACTAACTGCATAATTGAAAACAGCATTTGCTGAATCGTCTACACACTGAATCTGTATTAGGTTAGTTGATGCTCCATTATAATCTACGCCTCCGCATTTATTAAAGGTTTCACTTGTAGCGGCATCTGAATCAAAAGTTATTGTTTGGGCTCCAGTAAGGTTATATATGTCTATAGTTTGACCTGATTTAAAGTTTGTAAAATCAAATTCTATAGCTCCCGTTAAAGAGCCACTCATTACAAAAATAGCACCCGTTGACCAATCTAAACTATAAGCACCTGTTAAGGTTGTAACTGAAACTACCTCAGTAAATCTATTTGCAAGTTCTGCGTGGTCTACAATGTCATCATTTAACATTGCCTGCGTTACAAAGTTAGTTCCGTAGACCTCATTAAAGTTTTGATTTAATTTAATGAAAGCATTCCTTAGTTGGTCTCCTTTACCATCGTTTGCCGTTGTTCCTGTTAATACCGTTTGTTTAGCCATACTATTACAATAAATTTTTTATCCTTTTGTTATTTACTTTTTTAAGGTATTTAGTTAGCTTTTCTATGTTCTTTTGTTTTGGTTTATAGCTACCTACCTTTTTTCTTATAATACCCATCCGCTAAAATTTGAATCGTAAGAAGGGTTAATATCATCGTTTGTATTACTTCGGTACTCTGGAAATAATGTATTGTTAAAACTCATATAAGAAATAAACCTATCTGTATAATATTGTGCTAAATCTCTTTCTTTTTCAACTAAGTAATCTACTTCGTCTTTTGACACGTTTTCTGCGTTTTCGCTAGAATGCTTAAATACGCCCTTGTTAGCGATTGTATATGCAGCGAAGGGTAAGTATTCAACCATAGCCCAATGTATCAGCATAGGCTTTATATGGACGTTTACAAGGCTTAAATAGTCCCCTGTTAAAGTACCTGCTATAATATCAGCTTGTATCTTTTCAAATAGGTCTGTACCTAAGTAATTTTGTATGTGTATATCTTGAGCGGTTTTAATCCATTGAATAAAAGAATCCGTATCTACGTTTCCATTCATTGCAGTGAATTTTACTATGTCTGCTCTTCCTATTAATAATGCTTCTGCCATTTCTTATTTGTTTACAAAACCGTTGTTAGGCATATCGGTTGGTCGTTTAGCCACATTTGATTCGTTTTTTTCAGGTGTAAATCCTTCTTTTTTTGCTTTGTTTACGCTTACCTCTGCTCTTGGATTTTTAGCATCTGGAGAAACCCCCTTAGCCATATACGTTTTACGCATCCAAAAATGATGGCAATCACCACCGCCTTTAAATTCCCAGATAGAATAAGTATCAGCACCATTTAATCCCCAACCTGCATTTACCGCTTGGTTACCCATTTGGATAATATCTTCTTTTCTGTATATCTTTTTAGATGCTACCATTTTTGAACAAAACTCTCGACTGTTTTGAGATACCTTTAAAGGTGCATATTGATAACGAACTTTAAATTGTAAACCATCTGACTCCCCATCTTGTTCGCTTTTAGCGTTTGGTCTTGCAGCTCCTGTAGAAGCCAAACCTATCATTTTGTCTAAGGTTTCTTCTTGGTCATAATCCACTTGACGTTCGTCTACCAATTCCCATTCGTCTAAATCTTCTTCTTCTCCTAGTTCGTCTAGCAAATCAAAAGCCTTTTCGTCATTAAAAGAATACTTAGATAATTTAACACCTGTTTCTTCTTCCCTTGCTTCGTCTGTTATTGCGTTATCCGTATCAATGAATTCAAGCGGCTGTAAGGTCTTAAAATATAATTTTAATGATATACCATTAAAAGCTAATATATCGTCAATACAATCGATTAAAAGGTCTTGATACGGTCTTATGGTAACGTTATTAAATAACAAGGAAGCTGTTTTAATTTCATCAGCGTTATTTCCTAGTCCATTGTTGCCTGTTCTTATTCCCAAAAGTAAAGGCGAAGTAATACGGTGCGCCACCATTAACTTGTTTGAGCATTCCGTAGATAAATACTCATAATGTGCTGGTGCATCGTTTAAAGGAACGTCATCGATTGTAGTTTTACTTTCAGCGTTGTTATTAAAGGCAATAATTACCTTTTCTCCGCGGCTTCCTGTTAGCTTACGCATTACATCGTTCTTGATGCTTAGTTGTTGCTCTTGGTCTGGTATTCCGTTGTTGAAGTTTACTACCTTAGTACCACTAAATCCGTTTTGGACATCATTAATAAGGTAATCCGAAACCTCGCTTTCTAATTCTGCATAAGCTAAACCACCTTGATAATCTACAGGTGCATAGTAATCATATCCCGAAACATATCTTTTAGCTATTTTTATTTCGGGTTCTGTTCCGTTACCAAATCCAAATGCTGCAATTCGTCTAGGCTTGTCAGCTGGTTTAATGTTTGCCCAATCAGGGAAATAATAATAAGCCTCAATCTTACCTTCTTCGTTGCATTTCTCCGCTCGTAATGTTTGGCGTGGAAAGTGTTCTGCTTTATATACTTTTTTATCTTTGTAGGTAACCTGAAAACTAGCCTCTCCTAATAACTTTAAATCCAAAGAAACCTTTCTTAAACAATCGTTAGAAAAGATGGAACGCATAGCAGCATACTCTTCTGTTTTTGTAGAACTATCTAAAGCATCTAATCCTTTACCGTATATCATTGAAGAAACTCCACCAATAATAGCGTTGTTAGTTGCACTATTAGTAAATAAGTCAATTAGATACTGGTAGTAGTTATTATCACTCCCGTAAGCTACCCACTCCTTTCGTTTATCTTCAGAAATTTCAGGTCTGTTATAGGTAGATAAATTAATTACGTGAAGACCGCCTTCTTTTTTATTGTTATTTCTTGCCATTATAAAACTATAAAGTCGTTAGCTATTGTATTTTTTATGTATTCGTTATCGTTTACGCTGTACGTGGTAACGTTTTGATTAGTACAAAAGATTTTATCTTTAAATATTACGTTAGTTCCATCCTTAATTTCTAGCATATACATAGTATTTTCAACTAATGTAAAAACGCTACTGTATTGAAAGTAGTAATCCAAAGCTGTAAAGGCTGTAGCCGTAGAAGTAAATACCTCTGTGTTGGTTGTTTCGTCTTTTATCGATATAGTGTATGTAGTTCCAGAGGTGTATTCCCTTGGAATAAAGTTAAGGGTTTGGCTATCTGTTGTACTTTGTAATATCGTCATATATATACAATAAAATAAGTTTGTTTTTGTTAAATATAAGGCATAAAAAAAGGGGCTAATTGCCCCCTTTAATATTTAGTAAATAATTACTATGAATTTGTACCAACCGTAATAGTTACCGTTGCAGAACTCATACCTGCGTATGGGTCAGCAGCAATAGGACCAGCTACAAAGTTTGCAGCTTCTACCTCTTGACCTACAAGGGTTAGTGTATATCCTGACAGGTCTGCCATTGCAGCTCCCGTTACGATAGTTCCGCCTGTTACCTCTGCACCGTGTTCTAAGCCCATTACGAAAACATTTCCGTTATAGTCTTCTACTGCCACGTGAGGACGTCCATAAGCCAATAGCTTAATTTCCTTGTTATCTTCTTTTGATAGTTTCTTTAAGGTTAAGTTTAAAGTTTGCTCAAAGTAAGTTGTTCCGTTTTCACGTGAAGAAGTGATAGCCTGCTCGAAGCTAGACCCACCCTTTAAATCGTATTTATAAGCAACGAACGTACCAGATAAGTCGGTAATTTCATCGTCTACTTTTGTTACTGTACCTAAATCCCCGAAGTCAGTAAAGTAAACGGCTTTCAAGCCACCCACTACATCCTTGCAAGGTTCTAATCTACCTTTTGTTAATTGACAAGCCATATTGTTTTGTATTAAAAAAGGGTAGGCAGTTATCCCACCTACCCTCTTTGGTTAATTTATTTTTTAAAAATTTTAGCTGTACAGAACGATGTCTGACCCAACCGCATAGTTTACGCCTGCCGCGAATCTCATCACAACTCTTACGTTTTGACTTCCATCAAGGTCAGCCATATCGATAACTTTCACTTCGTTCATATCTGATAAGAGAGATGTGCCAAAGAATAAGTTAGATTTTTCAGCTGCCACCATTGTGTTGTCAGCCAATCCATTTGCTACAGCGATTTTTACACCGTCAAAGCTAAGTCCACCACCGTTGTACCATTGTGTTCCTTTGTTGTCTGTACCAGCTGCGCCAATTGTCGCTTGGAATCCTCCTAATGCTCTTACGTAAGCACGTGCTACGTTTTGAGAAACATATATGAATAAATCTTCCGAAGTATAGATCGAAGAGTTAATTGCGTCTACAACCAATCCCATTTTTTCAATCACATTTGCCGCCGTAACAGCTGCTCCTGCTCCCACGTCTGTTACTGTAGCATCTGCTAATAATAATGATTTAAAACCTCCAAATTCACCGTCAGTCGCTGCTGTTCCGTTCCAGATATTTTGCTCTGTTTTTTGTGCTACCTTAGCAGCTACGTGTCCAATTAAAAAATCTGCAAATGAAGGAGGAAGTGAATCAAAGCTTGAGTACCCCATACTAATAGCATCCCAATCCGATTGGAAATCTTTCTTACATAATTGTAAATTTACTTGCTGTGAATCTGGTTGAAGGATTCTTTCAGAAAGTGTTATAGTTGAAGTAGCGTCAAAATCACAAGATGCATCTTTTACGATTCCATCGGTTGAAACGATTTTTAATACTTCTTTAAATTTGATGTTTGGTTTTACAGTAATTAAACCGCTGTCCAAAGTCGACCCGCTCAATAAAGCTGCGGATAGGTAACCTGCTGCTTTTTCACCAGCATAGGTTGTAGTAATGTTTGTAGTTGTTGCCATTTTGTTTTATTTATTTTAAATTTGCTATTTTTTGTAAAACTCTATCCATTGTAGTAGTTCCACGTTTTTGTGAATAAAGGTTTAATTCTTTATTTGCACTTGCTTCAGGGTTATGGTTTACTTTTTCAACACTTGAAAGTTCTTCCTTAACTTCTTCGACAATATTTTCAACAGTCTCTTCAACTGATAATTCGTCTTTCTTTTCAATCATTGCTTTAATCTCGTCAATCATTGACTTAACTTCTGCAAGGTCTTCTTTAGTAGCGTAGGACATTTCTTCTTTTTCCTCTTCCGCTGCTTCTACTTCTTCCTCTGCAGGTGCTTCTTCTGGTGCTTCCTCAACGGCTTCGCCAATAGATTTAATGATTCCCTCCTCTTCGATAATCAATTCCTGACCATCCTCAAGTTTGTAGCTTCCGATTGGAAGTGCTACCCGCTCGTCTTCGGTTACAATAAAAACTTCTTTACCTTCGGCAAACTCTTCTGCTTCAATGATAGTTCCGTTCTCTAATGCAGCCTGTGCTAATTTAACTTCTTCGGATAATTCTACCCCAAGTGTTTCTTTGATTTTGTTTAACATATCTGTTGCTTTCATATTTATACAATAAAATTAATATTCGTTTGTTACGTTTTTATGCTTTCTTTTGGATAATAAACCATTCAACACCATTAGACCAAACCTGAATCCCCTCGTAAGCCTTGTTTATTTCGTAGTATGAATTTGCACCATCTAAATTTTGAGAACCAAAAGGGGTAACTCGTGCCTTTGTAGCATTTGTAAATGTAGAATCGCTTATAATTCTTTTAACCTTGTTTAGGTTTTTAGCATCAGTTGCATCTGGAAGCGTTAAAACCATAGTACCATTTCCACCACTCCAGCTCAATAGAATCAGTTCAGACTCATCATAAGTAGAAGCATCTAAGTCTACCGTTTGACCTAAACTTACAGTTAATGCAGTAGGTGTTAAGTGGTTTACGATGTAGTGCTGCGTTTCTATTATCGTAGCCTGTCTAGTTTCGCCTGAATGTACCATTGGAATCAATTCCGTTCCATCCATTGCACTTGCTGTAAGTGCTGTTAATTGTGATATCTTTTTATCTGACATTATAAAATTATTTTACTATTATTTTCTTGTAACATTCTACCGCCACTTTCCAAAAGAATTAAATAACTGCTTTTAGTTATATTTCCAATACCTTGTGAGCGTAGACTTCCATCGCAACACTTACGAGAATATTTATTATCCTTGCATAAGCAAGCACGTTTATCGTTTTGTGGACTAGGTATTCTACTCATCTTTAAAAAGGTCTTTTAATTTTGATAGTAATTGTTCCGCCTCTAATTCAGCTGATTGCTTAACAGGTTCGTTTGGTCTCTCTAATTTATCTGCAAAGTATCCTTCAATACTAAATCCTTTTACTTTTCCGCTTTTAACGTAGTCATTCCAAACGTCATCGTTCTGAACTTTCATTGATAGCATCCAAGTCCCAATAGGTACATCTAAATCATAGAATCTTGTTTTATCCTTCTCGTCTTCTACAATCCAACTTTCAACCGCAGTCAATCCTGTTAAAGGCATTTGGTGTTCTAGTGTTGAGTTGTTTTGATTGCCACGTATAAAGAATAGTTCAGATGCCTTGCGTACCGTATCCTTTGAGAAGTATATGTAATATTCGTTCTCATCGTTCTTACGGTATATAGGCTTATTAGGAATCAAAGCCGCACCCATTAGAATCCGCTTCTCTTTGTTCACTTCTGCAAACTTAAACTCTTGGTTTTTCAATGCAATAAAGTCGCTTTCAATTGCAGGGGATTCTACTATTGATACAGCTTCTATTCCAGAAACCTCATCCTCTTCGTCTATAAATAATTCTATTATGTCCATATTAATACAATATCTTTTTAGTGTTTTTGTTATCCTATTGAAGCACTTTCTACAATATTTCTATCTAATGCTTGTGCATCGCTCACCTCATTACTCACTACGTAGGCTTTTAAAGGCTGTTTCTCGTCTTGACCGATAGATTGTGCCAGTTGATTTGTTTCGCTCGATCCTACCACATTAAACACAGGCGGTGCTGATGGACTTGTTGCTCTTCTTGGTGCGGAAATACTAGAACCGCCACCTCCTTTACCTCCAGGCGTTTTGACAGACGTTATTTGTTTAACAGTTGCAATACCCGAAGAAATTGCTGCCGCTGCCGCTATACCCCCTAAAACAGGTCCTACTATTGGAATACCAGCTAACGAACTAAACGCAGATTGTGCTCCTTTATACGTCTCAATTGTTGTTTGTGCTATTGCTGCTGCCTTACCTGCTGCACTACTTTCTCCTAAAAGCCCTGCAAGGTTACCTAATGTATCTGAAGCAACTGATAATTTTTGGTCAGATGTAAGTTTGTCTATTTTTATCTCATCTTTTGCAGCCCTTTTCTTTAAATCCGAAGTTATATCCCCCGTTTTTATTGTTGCTTTTTCCTGTTTATTTACACTTTTAATTAGTATCTTATCTAATGTATCTCGGTGCGCTTGGAAACTATCAATTTCTGTTTGTCTAAC